AATTCCTATTACGATATTGAGGCATAAACTTTGCACCCTCTACCTCAAAGGTAAAGTGGTCTCTTAACTCATACTCAATATGAGGTTCTGAATCTATTTTTAAAAATACTTCGTTAGACTTGGATATAACGACGTTAGCTGATGTATCAATCACCTAGTCCATGCGTCTATAGGTATTTAGAACACACTGTCAAGTCTCCATTAAAAAAGACCCCGAAGGATCTTTTGAGTATTATATAGTGAAAACTAATAAAAGTTTTATAAGGTGAATACTAACTAAATTAATTTGAGTATTAATATGTGAAAATTAATAAAAATTTTAATGGGTGAATACTAACTAACTCGATTTAAGTATTAATATGTGAAAATTAATAAAAATTTTAATACCTGAATACTAACTAAATTTTTGAGTATTTAGACATGAAAACTAATAAAAGTTTTACTCATTGAATACTAACTAAAAAAATTTAAGGATGGTCGAGTATTTCCACTTGAATATTAACTAGAAAATTTGGGACTGAATACTAACGAAGACCATCCTTAACAATCATCTTACGAAGAGCATACCAAATTTTCTGAGTCATTTTATCAACTTTAGTTCTTGCTTTCTTAAGTTTAACAAGTTCTTCAAAAGTCATTCCAATTTGGAAATCAGAAGCATTGGCACTCTTCTTATTAGGATATGCATAATCTGATACTGCTCTACGCATCCAATGCTTATAGTTAGATGCAGCAACACCTTGATTCATATGGAATGGCTTACATCCAAGATAGTGTGCTTTGATATACTTCCAATTGGGAACTAAGTTAAGATCAGGACGAACTCTAAGTTCATCAGTATAAGGTCTAATAATAGAATGAACCAAAGTATAAATGCGATTTGGAACTGCTACTTTAAGTGTACCTTTCTTATCAAATTTTAATCCAATTGCTTCAATCAACTCTATATCTCCATCAAGATATTCAGTAAGTTTTAAAGCATACTTTTTAATCCATCTTGATACATTATCTTCATATGGATTTTTACCGAATCCATATCCTGCTGTTTTGGCGGGATTTATATCTTTATTAGATTCTTGAATGTAATCAAAAACATAATTATCCTTATCTTGATAATCTGTTAAACGTATAGGAGAAAATTCTTTAAGAGCATAAAAAGCACTACGATCTTTTATTAAAAAATTGGCAATTGCTTTTGTATCGGCTTCATCTGTTTTATCATTCTCACCTAATCCAGCAAGTTTACGTGTTTTGGGTGTAGATTTTTGAGGAAAAAGACGTAATGTGATTCCTTTTTCTTCAGCATTCTCTTTTAATTGAGTTAACTGATTGAAGTTAAATGGTTGAGCCATAGTAAATCTATGTGATTCTCTTAGATGAGCACACTCAACAACTAAAGTATCTCCTTCTTTTAATCCTTCAATATTGAGATTAATAAGATTTTCTTCTGGTAACTTACCGTGGAATTTATCATTTCCACTGTCATATACATGGACTTTACCTTGTCCAACGTCGGCTACGAATAAGTTCATGGTTTTAAATAGTTAATTTTAAAATTGAGTTGAGTATTTGAGAGTGAAAACTAATAAAAGTTTTATCCCTTGAATACTAACTATGAATAACAAACACAAGTAATGAACTATTGAAAACTAACAAGAGTTTTATAGTCTTGAATACTGATTCAATTTGTTATATTGGTATTATAAAGGAAGAAATTAATATTGTCAACCCAACCCTGAATTAAATCTCATAAACTCAATTGCATTTTTAATTTGATATGTTCTGTTCTGTATCACCTTAAGAATACTTTCAAGATATACTAACATCGTATCATAGTAATCTATCTTTAATGAGCAAGTAGATAACTTCTCATCTGCATCCAAATATTTCTGCATCGTATCTTTATCTCTTATCTTTTTTCCAAAGGGATTCTCTACGTATACTTGTGGATCTGCTTTCCCACTAAAATACTCGTACCGTTCATGACGGATATTCTTTCTTTGTTGCTCTGCTTTCTTCCTTAATAAGAAGATAGTATTATATAATTCAAAATACTTCGCATGTAGAGAGGGGACATTCAATGATTCTTCATGTAGATTATCTCTATCAATCTTTGCATCTCTTTCCCACATCTCTTGAAGTTTATCAAGAGTTACGCTCATAAAAGGTTATTTTCTAAATCAGTAAGGTTGTATATAGTATACTTGAAAGCTACGTCTGCTGTAAAGTACTCGATATCTGTATCAGTTGCATCGAAAGATACAGTTGAAAGAGAATAAGGGAACATGTCATTGAATACTACCTGAAACTTTGGAACTAGATTGCTACTTAATATCTGAAGAGTTCCATCAGAATAGATGTTATCTCCTTCTTGTCCAAACTTTTGCATTCCGAGAATTGATTCCTTTTCCAAATCATCAAACTCTTTCAGACTATCTGGAAAACCAAGACCCCTAATCCAATTTTGCAACTCCATATAATTTACTAGATCTTCATCAACAAGGAATCTTAAATTAAGATCTCCAAATTGAATCTTATCACCAGGTACATCAATATCTTTTAGATAAGATGGTTGCACTGCAATTCCTAGATCTAATGATGGTATATTTGCTTGATTGCAAAAGAACGCAACACCAGGAGCTCTCTTCAATCCAAACTTAAACCCAACTGGTGAGAGAAAGTTTCGATTATCAATAGGAGTTCCTGGTCTTTCAGCAGGTGGCTTTCTTTTCCTAGTGGACATTATTCAGTAACTACAGTTGCACCTATGAACCCACCATTCTTACCTTCTTTACCAGTTTGCTTGACCATATTGTCAGCATTGGTTTTGTTGGTTAGTTGAGTTCTGTCAGCATATGTTTGAGTCCATGTATTTGGAGTTTTCCAATATACATCTCCAGAAACTAAAACACCTGGTTTTTTAATGTGATAAGGCATTTTTCTTCGATAACTTTTAACTATTTATAGACCTTTGTGTGAAATCAATTCCTTCCATATGATCATACTCATGTTGGAAGATTCTTGCAATAAATCCAGTTAGTCTTTCTTTATGTATCTTTTTACCTTCGTCTTCATATTTTACTACAATTGTGCTAGGTCTAGGTATCTCTAAAAACAATTCTGGATAAGAAAGACATCCTTCTTCCATAGTTACTATATCTCTTGATTCTTTTATAATCTGTGGATTGAAGCAAGTAATAGTTTCTTGTGTGTCCATATCATACATCATCACAAATACTCTTTCTTTTATACCTATTTGATTAGCAGAAAGTCCTACACCCCTATGGTGAAACATGTTCTCAGTAAGGGTATAGGATAATTTTGATCGATCCAGATTATAACTACACTTCTTTATCTTGTTGTGCAGTAAAGAATCTTCTGATGGTATTAGAGTCTTTATCATGTTGTATTTATTATAGCACAAAAAAAAGAGGGTGGTTAACCCCCTAATGCCAATTCCAATTCTGAACGATATCTTGATCTATGCCTATATTCTGTAGCAACATTTTCCCAACCACGACCAACTTTGCTTCCTTTATCATCTTCCATATACTTATCAATCCAGTATAAGAGATATGAAACAGTGCGATCCATATTATCCCAACGAGTGTCTCTACAGATACTAGTATCCTTAAAGAACTTTCCAGTTTTCCACTCTTCGGTAATATGAGTTACACCATCCCATTCTGCACCCATCGTGTTACCTTTTTCTTGTTCAATCAATTTCCATGCTTGAATAAGTTTCTGGTTTTTAGGTCCATAATGTTGTAGACTCATAAGAGCAGCAGCGATGAATGGTTGACACCACTTATCCTTTTTAGTCATCAACTCATCAAGTGCTTGAATACATCCATTAAGCATCCAATAAGAAAGTTGATCTCGTAATTGCTCTGAAGTCTTAATATTAGTTTGATTCCATTCAGTTGGTTTAACAAAATTACATGCCTTATTCATTCCAGAAAGAATTTGCCCTGCCGTCAGTTTATCTGATTTTGGAGCATAATCGTAAAATCCTGTAAGAATACCATATACTTTTTGTTGATTCTTTTCAGTAGCTTCAGCAGAATCAAAGCAATCATATGCTGCTTTAATCTGATCTAAATCTTCATATTCATATGTAATTGCAACTAGTTTTTCTGGAAGAACATCTGGATCACATGTGTCCCAATACATAGAACGAGTATTGCCATCTATTACAAAAACCATTCCTGCTGGATATAATTTTCCAGCAACGTCACAATCTTTTGTAAGTCTAACCAAATGAACAACACATTGTTCTGGTCTTAATTGTTTTAAGTGCTTTTTTGCCTTTGCTAATCTTGCTTCTGTATTTCTCTGACAAGGAACTTCTGGTAATGATAGAAATTTTGGCAAAGGATAATCCTTATTCACCGTAATATTAGCGGTGTAATCTTTTAAAATCATTTTACTCTATAATAACCCACTCACTGTTCATCAACCCTAAAGAAAATGGTGTTTTGCAACACGGCGTTTGTGGCTTAACTTAGATATTATATCAGAAGACAAAAAAAAGTCAACCCCCGAAGGAGTTGACTTCTTAAGAATATAAGCATCTCGCTTACATGAGGTTCTTAACAGCAACTCGTCTGTAGTAACGGTTAGCGTTAACGGTAAGAGCACCAGAACCTTGGGTAAGACCTTCTGCGAATGGGTTAGCAACCAATCCGTAACGAGTCTTAAATCCGATTTTTGGCTGGAAGGTGTTCTCTCCAACTGCACGAACCATCTGTAGTGGAACGTATGGGCAATAGAACAGACCTGCATCATAAGGAGATGAACCCTTATAACCAACAACATAGTACTGATTACCAGAAGAAGCGTTACCGCTTGTTAGGTTAGCAGAATATGGGTCGATGTATACTCTGTACTTACCTTGTAATGTACCAGCAAATGTATTGCCTGTATCATCAACATTAAGGTTAGCATTAAGAGCAGGAGTGTAGTCTAGTACACCAGCCATTGTAAGTGCAGAAGCAACGTCAGCAGAACAAAGGATGATGTTACCCTTTCCACGACGAGTTCTCTGTGCGATAGCGTTTGCATCACGCTCAATTTGGAATAGAAGTCCCTTGAACTTCTCAACTGACCAACGACCATTACTGTCGATATCTAGGTCAAATATTCCTGGAGTTGCAACGTTCTGTGCAGCACCCTGTTCAGCAGTCTTGTAGATAGTTCTAATAACTTCTCTGTTGATCTCAGCAAGGATTTCAGTAGAGAGGATATTAGCAAGCTCAGCTTCTGCATTCAAGCCATGAATTGCTTTCAAGTCCTGAGCAAGCTCTAGTGAGTACTCAGCCTTGAGGGCTCTTGACTTAGCAGTAACAGTGACTTTCTCGATTGAGAATGCCATCTGGTTGAACTCATTATTAGTTGCGTTACCAAGCTTTTCAGCGTGGTCTGTACGCATACCTTGTCCAACAGTGTATAGTCTGCTGTTAGCGGCTGATGTTGGGTTAAGAACAGCAGGGTTTGTACCGCCCTGTGTAGTTGTACCCATACCAGTTGCAATATCACTTGCACCTGATGTTATATCTTCGTTACTGTTCTGTCCAGAGAACGCAGAATTAACCTCATCGTAGAAGGTCTCATCTCCATTCATATTCTTGTATCTGGATCTCATTGCGAAGATAAGTCCAGTAGGACCACTCATTGGCTGAACACCAGCAAGGTCATAAGCGACCAAGTTTGGCATTGCACGTCTAATCAATGAGATTAGAACTGGGTCGAAACCAGCAACAGGACCAGTTGCAGTAGCGTTGCCACTGAAACCAGCATTTCCAGCACCAGCACCAGTAGCACTGTTAGTACCTGTGTTGTTGGTTGGTTGCTCGGTGAGCATTGTAGTGCCATTTTCAAATGCACTTTGCTCTCTTAAAAATTTCTCTTGGTTTTCTAGCAGGACTGCGGTAACGGCCTTTCTATGATTATCCTTAATAGGGTCCATGCCCTCGTAATCAAGTAAAGGAGCCCACTTTTCCTGCAACTGTTCTGATTGGAACATTTGCTTTAGTTAATAGGTTTACTTTAATTTTGAAATCAGTTACTTTGATAAACCACGTAGAGTGTTTAGATATCCAGCCATAGATCCTGATACATCAGCACCAGCATGATCTACACCTTCAGATAGACTCTCGGATTTAGCAGCAGGAGATACACTCTTTGTAGGGAAATAAGATTCCTTAAGTGTCTCCAGTTTTTCACGATAAGATTCTTCACTTGCAAACTCTACACTTTCGGAAAGTGAGGCGAGCTTCTCTTTCTGAGTGTCAGCAAGACCTTCAGAAACTGATTCGAGGATTCCGTTAGCAACTGACTCACCGAGTCTGCTGTTTAGGGAAACGTTCTTCTCAATCTGCTC